GTACTAGCACCAGCTGAAACTAATGTAGGAGCAGTATGAGGTGATTTACCGTGTGCAGCAACCTTATCTCCTATTAACGAAACTTTTTTACCATCAGCAAATACTGTGCTTGCGCCGGGTCCTAGTATTATACCTTTTGCTGTATCTGTTTTTACTCTTGCTATGTCTGCCATAGTATTATTTATCCGTTTATAATTAGGCTAGTTAATAGAAGTAGTCCACTAATAGTACCTAAGAAGAAAAATGCAACTAATATTGCAAACCAAACTATAGCAAGTGGCTTTATTTCAAACTTACCTTCGGACTTTTTACCTATGCCTATTACTGCTTTAATTGCGTCTGCTATCAAAAGAGCTATCAATAGAGTACATCAGTTAATGCAAAGGATATAAGCATTAACCCAAACACTGTAAGTTGTATAATTGCTGGAACCACTACAAACAGTTGCATTGCACTGAAGTCTCCCTTCATAAAGAAGTCAGACTTCATCCATTCATCTACTTCTTCTGGTGTTGCATCTCTAACGTCCATGTATATGCTCCGGGTGAAATTATACTTCTTTTATTTCTACTTCTTCGATGTTAAGTGCTTCATAGTCTGCCTTGCTCTCATCGCTTGCTTTACAGACGCTTAAAATAGCTGACAAGGGCATAGTAACCTCTTCAGTCGGCCCTGTAAAGATGTAAGGAATTAGTGCTAGATCTGCACCATTGATAACTACTATTTTTGGTTCGCCAACAGTAAACAAGCCTTCGTCCTTATTGACGCCATACAGTTGTGCAAGTACTTCGATACCGCTAATTAATTTAAGGGTAATAACTTCCCCTGATAGATCTTCTAAATTATACATGTGTGTCTCCTAAAGGGTCATTCCCTTAAATGTGTCGTGTGTTACGTCTTGTTTTGTGCCGCCACTAACGTAACTTGTTATTTCAGTTTCTTGTGGAGCAACTTGTACGTCACTGCCTCCAATCCACTTTTGTGTCCATGGTAATGGATTAGAACCTGCTGTGTAAACTTTCTCTAAGCCAATGTTAGTCATGCGTTTAGCTGCAATCCATTCTACATACTGTTCTAGTAACTGTGCATTTAATCCAATAATACTACCGTCTTTAAACAAGTACTTTGCCCATGCTTTCTCTTGCTCTACAGCATCAATAAACATTTGCTTTGATTCTTCTTTTGTTTCTTCTGCAATCTTTGCAAAGTCTTCATCTTCTTTTGGTAATAATTTTAACATGTGCTGTGTACTTGCTAAGTGAACATTCTCATCTCTAGCAATTAACTTAATAATTTTTGCATTGCCTTCCATCTTTTTAACTTCAGCAAACGCCCAACTACATGCAAACGATACATAAAAACGCACACCCTCTAGGATGTTTACGCTCATTATGCACTTCCATAATTTCTTCTTGTGCTCGTATAAACTATACTTTGCACTGCCTTTACGCATTAGATCGTTATACTCGTATAGGTCGTTATAGCATTGTGTGATACTATCAGCACAATCTGCAATCTCTTCGATACTGCTCATCTCATCAAAAACCTTGCTCGGGTCAGGATATATATTTCTGATAATATGTGTGTAACTTCTGCTGTGAATAGTTTCACTGAATGCCCAAGTCTCAATCCAGGTTTCTAATTCTGGTAGACTAACAATAGGCAAGAACACTAAGTTAGGCGAACGCCCTTGAACACTGTCTAAGAGTATTTGTCTTTTTAAGTTAGATGTAAAGATGTGTTGCTCATGTGGCTCTAAATCCTTAAAGTCTTTGGCATCTTTTACGATATCAACTTCTTCAGGTCTCCAGAAAAATCCTAACTGCTTGTCAGTGAGCTTTTCAAATTGACGATACTTAATTGTATCGTAACGTTGCATACACACGCCACCGTTAGGGTCAAGAAACATTTTTGCTTCCATGTGGTTATACGCTTTGTTTGTGTTTAGTACTGATTTCATATTTTGCAATTCATGTGTTCCTTCAGTTAATTCAATAAAATACCTGGCTTTAGATTTTGCAGGACTCGCAATCCTCTTCATCTATTTCGCTAAGTTCTAATGCCTCGGTTGTATCTAGTTCTCCTTGACCATCGTTGGTGTTATTGTAATACAATTGCTTTCCGCCGTATTTGTAAAATGTAATTATATCTTTGATTAGTACACTCATTGGTACCTTTTCATCTTCAAAGTGCTCTGGGTTATAACTTGTATTGACACTAATACCTTGGTCAATATACTTTTGTAGAACAGCCATAATCTTTAAATAGCCTTCTGGTGACTTCTGATCCCACAGTAAGTCATACTTGTTTTTAAGTCTAGGGTAGCCTGGCACTACTTGTTTAAGTATACCATGCTTGCTTTGTTTAACACTGATGTAACTGCGTGGCGGCTCAATACCGTTTGTGCTGTTACTAATCTGTGCTGATGTTTCTGCTGGCATAAGTGCCATTAGTGTTGAGTTACGGATGCCAGTTTCTTTAAGTTGCTTACGCAATCCTTTCCAATCTTGTCTTTCTTTGTGCTTAACTAATTCGTCTACATCTTTCTTATATGTTTGATTAGGTGTAATTCCTTGTCCGTATTTTGTTTCTACGGTACCAGGGCATTCGCCTTTTTCTATTGCCAAGTCTGCACTTGCTTTAATTAAAAAGTAACTCCATGCTTCGGCCCATTCGTCTACTAACTCTAAGTTAGGATCTTGATATGTTGAGTCATTCTTTGCTAACCAATATGCAAAGTTAATAATACCAATGCCTAACGGTCTACGTTTCATTGTACTTAACTGTGCCGCTAGTACTGGGTAACTTTGGTAGTCTAAGAGTGCGTCTAAGCCCCTTACAGCAAGATTACATACTCGCTCCATCTGTTTGAAGTCTTTAATAATACCCCAGTTAATTGCACTTAAAGTACATAAACTAATCTCTCCGTCAGGGTCATTAATGCTAGTTAAAGGCTTAGTAGGTAAGTTAATTTCACAACATAAATTACTCTGCTTAATCGGTGCAACATCTTCTCTAAATGAACTATGCGTATTAGCATGATCAACATTCATTAGGTAAATTCTACCTGTATCTTTTCTTTCAGTAGCAAATGCACTAAACAAATCCATTGCTTTAATAGTCTTCTTCTTAATACGAGTGTTACGTTCAGCACATTCATATATTTCTTTAAACTTGTCTTGGTCTTGGAAAAATGTCTCATATAATCCAGGCACATCGTGTGGTGAGAACAATGTAATATCTCCGCCAGTTAGCAGTCTTTCGTACATTAGTTTGTTAAACTGTACACCATAGTCCATGTGTCGTACACGATTCTCTTCAGTGCCTTTGTTGTTCTTTAATACTAGCATGTCTTCAATTTCAGCATGCCAGATGGGATAGTATAATGTGGCTGCGCCGCCTCTTACTCCACCTTGTGAACAACTTTTTACAGCACTCTGGAATAGTTTATAGAAGGGGATAACTCCTGTGTGGGTTGCATCTCCACTCCTAATAGGCGAGCCAATTGCTCTAATACTACCTGCACCAATGCCAATGCCTGCCTTTTGGCTAACATACTTAACAATAGCACTTGTAGTAGCATTAATGCTATCTAAACTGTCATCTGTCTCAATAAGTACACAACTACTAAACTGTCTTTGTGGTGTACGCACACCGGCCATAACAGGTGTAGGTAAACTTATTTCAAATGTACTAATTGCATCATAGTATGTTTTAACATATTGTAGTCTTGTTTCTTTGTCATACTTACTAAACAATGTCATAGCAATCATTATATATGCTACTTGCGGTGTTTCAAATATCTCACCAGTTGCTCTGTTTTGTACAAGGTACTTACCACGGAATTGTTCCATAGCCGCATAAGTTAAACCCTCATCTCTGTCGTGCCTAATGTAGTTACTTAGTTCGTCAATTTCGTCTTTTGTGTATGCTATTAAAATTTCTCTATCGTAGAAGCCTTTCTTAACATTTTTATCTATAATATCACATAAGCACGGTGGGCTAAATTTACCGTATACTTGTTTACGCAAATGATAGTTGATTAGCCTGCCTGCTACATATTGATAGTTTGGTGTTTCTTCGCTGATTAAATCTGCGGCACTTTTGATAAGTGTCTCTTGAATATCAGTACTAGTAATCCCAGTGTACAACTGTATCTGGCTGTTAATTTCTACTTCACTAGGACTAACGCCTGTTATGCCATCGCAGGCATATTGTACTACCTTGTGCAACTTATCTATATTAATGTCTTCGAGTTGCCCAGATCGTTTTTGTACTTGCATGTGTTCTTCCGTTGTCTGTTTGTTTCTAAATTTGTTTAGTGTAGTATTTACCAGAAGCAAATTATACATTAAAACTACGTTAATGTCAACTGAAAAGTGAGGAAGTTTTAATCTTATGTGAGTTAAATCGTGTGCTATTGTCTATAACGTATTGTAGGCTTGCAGTCTCGCCTGGTATGAAATTATAAGCCACTTGTTCATGAATTAGCACTAGTCCATCATTTCCATTTATATGATTACTTATCACTTCAAAGTACAATTCATCAGCTGTTATGAATCCTTTGTTGGCTAATGTTGCCGCTAATATAAGGGTGATTCCGGATTGGCAAAAATAGCCTTCAGATACTATTTCGAACACATTAGGCCAGTCCTTGGGAGTATAATAATCTATGTACCTAGGTATAGGTTTGATGTCAGCGAATGCTTCTAATAAAGGTTCTACAGTTAGATACTCTGCCTGCCTAACTGCTCGCCAGGCATTCAACCGATCCGATGACGTTTGGTTTTTGTTAAACATATATTAAACTAGTAACGTTAGTCAGCCCATCTTCTTACGATATATTTCACTGTTACCGATGTGGCAGGAGTTAGTGTATTACTTACTGTTATAGCTCCGTTTTCACTAGTGAAGTTTGCTTCAAAATTTACATTACCTGTTAACGTACCTGAACGTGCATCTGTGTAATTGTCTGCAAATATAACATCGTCAATGGTACTATCACCTGAGTATGTTAACGTACCAACACGCCTATAACTACCTAAACCTGTTGTGGCTTGCATACTGTATTCTACAAATTGCGTGTTGACAGGATTAGCACCACCAAACGGTATATCTAATTCTGACACTGTTGTATTGCCTGTTAGTATGGTTAATTGCTCTGGAGCAGTATATGCTGTTATTGCTGTACCTGCCGCTAGTGCTTCTGATGTGAGGAACTCAATGTTTGTTTTAATATTCATCAATCCTCTGATGTCAGTGTTAACTGATTCAAAGTATAGATTGTTTAATATTCTAGTAAAATCTCTTGCTTGGGTTCGTTCTTCGAAATTCATCTCACCAACTGCGCCGTTGATTTTGGTATCCCATTTATCAGGGAAACGTCCGTTACCCGGACTTGCTGCTTCAGCACTGTTAAATTCTGTGTTTACATATATAGTTGAGAATATGTTTACATCATCGTACGCCTTTGTTGCAAATAGCCAATCTTCTAATTTTGCTTTAACAGTTGAATCTGTACGATCGTATTCGTCTGCTGTGAGACCTAATGCTGTTACTGTGTCCGCTGTATCATTATGTAATGCAAATTTAAATGGTGTTTTTTGTACTGCTTCAGAGTGAGTAATATACATTTTATTAGTCTCACCAGGAATAGTAGAAATCTTAGGCCATAAATTAGCACCGTTAACTGTTGTTTGCACTGCTACAGATGTACTAGCTGCTGATAGATCATATGATGCAACTGGTGTTGCTTCGATTGTTGCACTTGACACAATTGGTTTAGATGTTAGTGAGGTTGAGTTAGCACTTGTACTATCGGTAGTAGCTGTTATAAATGTATTACCTGTAACGGCATTAACAACATGATTACCCGATAATCCACCAGCGCCGGAGGCGAGTACAACACTATTGCCTGTTAGGTTACCGTGCCTTGGGCTTTGTATAACTACATTACCTGCTACGCCATCTTTGTATGTTACAAATGTTAATAGGTTTAAGTCAGCACTCGAGCTATAGTCTGCATAATCTTTTGCAACTGTAATTGTATTATTTGTTGAATCAATAGCAGTAACATTTCCTTGGGTACCGGATAGTTGTGATGAATCTGTTGCATGGTCATATAAGAAATAAATAACATCATCAATTTCTGTGTTTTCAACATTTTCAACTGAGATTTTAATGTTACCACTGTCATTAGCAACCGTTGATATTTGTCTTGTTATACTTGAAGCATTATTTGGTAATGTTGCAGTTATTGTTGCGCCGGCCGATGAATATGCTGTTACTGCTAATACTTTACCAGTTGCCAACCAGTCGTTGCCACCTTTAACATATACATGATTGTAGTAACCAGCTGGATCGTAATCTCCGTCACTGTCAATTGAATAACTGCCTGTTAATAAATTTCCTGCTAACGCAAGAGAACTTGCGCCTGCGGTTGATACAACGCCAGCTCTGGCTGTATCAGTTTTTGTTAAGTATAATGTGCCCAATGTTTCTGCATACGAAGCAGTGTTTGGTGTATGCTTTACATCGGTTGCAACTTGAATATGCTTAAACTGCATACCAATATAACCAATGCCAATTCCGCCTGCAACTCTAACATTGTCATTAGATAGTTGCCTATAAGTAGTTATTCCTTTGTCTGAGTAAAAACCAGGCTTGCCTGTTTTACCGATTGTGGTATTTCCTAGAGCTTCAATAATTGCTGTGTTAGCATAGTATGATACTGAAATTTCATCAGCACCACTCGGCGATGTTCTAAGTGAGAGCGTGTGGGTATTAGCTGCTGCTGCAAGGGTACCTGTCTGTGAGAAAAAGTAATCATTACCGGATGCTATTGTGGCTACATTAGATGGACTAAGTGCTGTACCGTTTTTGAGAACTGTTAAATCTGTAGGTACAAAAGCATCACCTGTTATGTTGTTTTGGAAAGCTGCTGTACTTGCAATGTTTGTAAATACGCTACCAAGCCTTCCGTACTCATTTGCTTCAGAGGATGTTGCAACATTAGTTGCTGGTGTCCAACTTATACTATCTGTAACACCATCGAACTCACCTTTGTCGTATACCTTGTGAGGCACAATGAATTTAATCATTTGCACATTGGCTAAATTTGCTGTAGTACTCTGGGCACTTGCAGTCTTTTCAAAGTTGCCTGTCTTATTGTAAATGTCAGATACAGCATCGGTTGTGTCTGCACCAATATAAATTTGTCTGCTATCTGTAGCAAACCCTATTTCACCTGGTCGCAACGGCTTAGGGAGGTCTTGTTTCTGACCTCTGCGTTGTTGCATTCGTACGATTTTTGTTGTTTCTTCTGCCACTGTTAAGCCTCTCTTATTACTTAACAGTATTTATCACTTTGAACTAACTAAACTTTATTATAATAGTCCGCTAGTCTTCTTGCCCATTTAGTGCAGTATTCTTCAAATTCGTCGCCTTCTATAACAAAGTCTTTATAGTTAGCTTCACGGTCTACCATTAGGATGGCAACCTGCTTGATGTTTGTACCAAACATTTCATTATGTGCAAGTGCGTATGCACATCCTTGCATAAAGTAATCTTCAATCCACTCACGTTTCTTGATCTTTTTAGAAGTCTTGAAGTCAATAATACTTTCAACACCGTTAAACATACCCACAGCATCGCTTGTACCTGCGTATAAGCCTTTTGCTAACAGAGCTACTTCAACACCCCATATCTCATCTACTTGGCTTAACCCTTCTGCAATCATTACATTTAGCATGTCTCTAGCCATTACGCTTACAACATTATTACCTTTGATTTCGTAATCTTCTACTAGTACATACTTTTCTAATGCATTATGCACCTTAGTGCCTAGCCCAGCGGCTTCTTGACTGATGCGAGTAGCTTCAGCATCGCCTACACGTTTACGCCAATTAATAAGAGCTGTCTTATCACCGGTATCCGAAAGCACCGTAGTTACACTAGGTACTGGTTGATTGTCTTCGCCGGTGTACTGGCGTTGTCCGTTTTTTGCTGTTACTCTTTTAAGAGTTGGGTAAGTGAACTTTTCTACTAGCATGTAATAAGCCTTTATAATTTAAACAATAGTATAACACATAGTGATATTGTTGTCAATAAAAAAGGCATATAAAAATGCCTTTTGTTTCAATAACTTACGTTATTACCAGCTAACATTCCATTGTAATGCAGTTGCATTGTCAGGATCTGTGATAATACTAACACCGTAGCCTAACTTAGTGAAGTAGTTTTTTACATAGTTAAGTTGATCTAATTTAGTAGGATCTGTTGTAATGCTGTTATATACATAGTAGTACACATTACTGTTAGTCATTGTAGAATTGTTTACATTTGCGTAAAGCACACCAGCATCAACATTAGCATATACTGCGTTTTCAATAGCAGTTACTTCGTTGTGGATCACAGTATTATTTCTAGTGCTGCTTCTTGCTGTTTTAGCATTTATGAATATGCCGGGCATGTTATACTATCTCCGTATTCATTGCAGTTGTTGCGGCACCTTTTGCTAAATCAGATACTGTGTCTGCCGCTGTTTCGTCATCGCCTGTGCTTATTTCTGCAGGTAATTGATTGTTAGGTTTAATTATATCTCTGTTTACACTACTGGCATGTCCGCTCTTATCAATTGCTGTAATAAGTTCGTCTGTTGTAGTAACATAGCCTTGCTTGGCTAATAATGATCTAAATTTTTCAGTAGGAATGTCTTGTACACCTTTGGCTGCTAGTTTTGTTAGCAAATCTTGCACTGTTAGAATTAAGTCGGAAAAATATCCTTCTGATATTACTTCGTTGATTAACATTTTAGACCTCTACAGGGTTTCTACCTAGTGGCTCTTCTTCAGGCCCAGCTGCTGCAGGTTCATTAACGTCCATTACTGGCTCTTCTAATCCTACGTCTGGTGCGCCGCCTAAATCAGCAGTATCACCTAATCCCATATCATCTGAGCCTACAACTGTACTTGCACCAATTAATGTTGCTATAGAATTATCAAGTCCTAATTTAGCACCTTTAGATGATTCAATATATGTTCCTAATAAGCCTTGAACACTGTCTGCAAAAGTAGCTGCTGCTTGAGCACCCATTTCGCCACGCATTTGATCTGCAATTGCTGGTAAACTTTCGTTCATCATACGTCCAATTTCTTCAACATGATCCTGGATGTCATCTGCTAATGCTCTTACTGCCATTACAACTTCTGCTTCTTCTACTGTAGTGCCTTCGACTTCTTCGTTAATCATATCGTCTACGATAGAGTCAAACATTGTTCCTTCATTTTTCTTTTCGTCTTCTTCGCCAGTGACGTCAAACTCTTTTCCGCCTACTGTAAATTTCTTTTCGCCTTTTGCAATAGCGTCTCGTCTAGCACCAGTAAATTTGTTTTGTTCTGCTACTTTAGCACCAAACATTTTAATACCGCTACCAACTGCATCTTCTTCTAAACCGTTTAAGAAACCAACAACTGCATCTCTGCTTTTTTCTGTTACTTTAGCAAAAGATTCTAACTTCTCTTCAATTGCTTCTAGGCTTTCTGTACCTGATAATTCAACACCACACTCTTTAGCAAGTTCTCTAAGCAACGAATCGTTAAGGTCTGTTTCTGGGATATACTCGCCTTCCTCTTCAATACTTTCATGCTTACTGCCACATGATTCTACATAGCTTTTTGCTGCTGAAAGGATAATTGGCATAACGTGTTCGTCATCATATGCAAAACGTGAATCCATTCTGTATTGATTCATGCACTCGCCACAAGCCTCATCCATTGTGTAGCCACTGTCCATTAAACTGCAAACACTTGCGTTGATCATCTCTTTCATGTCACCATGTGCAGGTGATTCAGCATAGTAGCCTTCCGCAATCATAGTTTCGACAACATCCTTGATGCCTAAAAACTTTGCGTATTCTGGTTTTTGCTGAAACTTAGTGTTATTACTTTTTATTAGATTTATACTTTTTAAAGCAGTTTCTAATAAACCGTTTAACTTTGCTTTCCTAGGAAATCCAGTAGTCTTTAAAGACACACCGAATTCTTCCTTGAGCATTTTATTAACTTTGGCAATTCTACTTGCGCCTTTTTGATTGAATTCTTTTAAAAACATTTTTTTATTTCCTAGGTATTAAATTCTCTATTACTGTTATTTATCATCTTTGTACACTTTTAGCTAAACCGTTTTAGTTCTTCTTTAGTATAATTAAACTTACATATGGTATCAAGCAGTCTTGCTTCTGTTATTTGTAGCTTAGTAAAGTCTTTTGTGGTTTTGATAGTGTGCCTATAGAACATAATGTCATTTCTACATCTAAAATATTGAGTTATTAAGCCTTCTAATTTAATTTTATTTCCTAAACTCACAGCTAAACCTTTGTTACGCAACCTACATAAGTAAGAGGCAACACATTTCATAGGTAATTCTGACGCCACAATAGCTTTTGATATATGTTCTTGTATTACAAAGTGATCATCTTTTTTAGTTACAACATAAACGCCTTTCTTAGCAACGTTCTTTGCTATAGTATCTAACTGTTTTGTAAGTTTTTGTTTGTTCATACAGGTATTTATGAACAGATGTGCTAAAGTTTTTGTTTTGCTGAGTATAAAGTATAACACTCAGACCCATTTTTTACTTCTTTTTGAAAGATATTCTTTTTATGCATCTCATCTGCAAGGTGTGCATCACGTTCTGATAGCTCTGCTGTGGTTAATTTACCAAGTGTTTCTACCTGAGCATATAGCTCTGATTCAAACTTGTTAATTAAACTTAACTGATTGTCTTTACATTTAACTGCTCTCATACTAGTATTTACCTAATTTTTGCATAGTTAACTTTGCAATGTCTAACTGTGTTTGAGGACCAGTATGTATCATATCTCTAGCCCAGTCTGAAGGAGATATTTCAGATAATTGCGTTACAACTAAAGGAATGCCTCTGGCTTTAGCAATTAATTCTAATGTTTTTATGTGCATATCATAATTTATTTGCGAAGTAGAAGTAATTATATCTATATACTTGTTTATGGTATCAGCATCTAATTCAGATGATGTTTTTTCTAACAACTCTGTCCTCATAGTTGATACTAAGTAAAAATCATCCTGCACCATTGCAACATGTGTTCGACCCATAGGCGGTAAAAGTACAGCTATGGCTGTTAAGTTAGGCAAGTCTTCGTCTAAAAAGTTTAATGCATACCATATGCTTGTCTCTAATGAGCATGCAGGAGTTCCTAAATTATATGTAGTCTCACCTGTAAGTTCAGCAAGTTGTGATGGCCAAGATTGATTAGCATGTATTCCTGAGCCATATGTATGACTACAACCAAAACATGCTATGCCTGGTGCATCACTAAAATGCGTATCACGGAAGCCTTGCTTGTTTGTTTTATACCATACATCAACAAGTTGATCAGTACTGTTATCCCACCAGCCATAAAATTTAAGTTGTTTCTTTTGTCTGTTAGAAAAACCAGTTTCGTTCATTCTAAATTCGTAAGGATGCCAGTTACATACGTTGTAGTCATCTTCTTGGAATTGTTCAATGCCCATTGCACTGAGTTGTTGATTGTTAAATCGATGTATATACGGAGCAGTAGAACTATGCTCAATTGTTTTCTTTATTGTGTCTCTGCTTGTTTTAAGCAGTTCCTGCTTGTCTAAATGCTTGGCGGTAGGCCCATGCATTTGAGACCAACGGTCATCTATTTTTGCCATCTATGTTACCTGTTCTGTGTGTTAAATGTTTTGCTGATGTCTTGACTTTTTAGACTTGCCGTATCCACCTGTTTGTAGAGTAGCCTCGGCATGCATTGCTGCCATGTGCTTGTTATATTTCTTAGTACCTTTTTTATGTGGGCTCTTACCTTCTCTGTGAATGTAGCCATCTTCTTCACCAGTACCACCACAAGCATCACAGCCTTCGCCTTTACAAAGTTCACATTTCGGAAGTACTTCGTCTTTAGTGTTCTCAGTTGCTTTTTTCTTTTTCTTTTTGGGAGTTGCATTAGCAAACACACTTGCATTAGGTCTTTTTTGCATACCGCCTAATGGAGCTGCAACGGTAGCAATACCGCCTGCACTAGTTGTTTCTTGTATAATGTCATTGATCTTCATATTAGTATTTACCGTTTTTATTAGTTACTACTGTCTACTATTGATGTATTTGCAAATGGATTTTCATTTGTTGTCACAAGATAGTTTGTCTTTGCATGTAGTCTTAAGCCGGAACCGGCTAAATCCTTGACGTCTTGTATAAAGGTAAACGTCTGCTTTTTAAGATCTAAGAAAAGTATTCCTTTAAGATTGCCTCCGCCTCTTTTTGCGGCAAGGTAGTTATTAACATTAGATTGGGCTATGGTCTGCATTGCTCCGTTAATGTTATTTTGTGCTAAGTATTGTGCTATCTCAGTACCTGCGTTAGGTAGTTCTGTAAAGATATTTGAAATAATATCTGCTACTTCTTTTTCTGCCTCAGGTACTAACTTTAAGAAAGCCGCAACATGATTTTGTTGCATACCTGATTTAACTCTTAACACTGCACCCTGTGCTTCTAGTTCTTTGAATTTCTCAGCATACTTTGTAAAGAATGCTGTTACCATAGTCTTGTATGAATCTGACACAGTAACTTGCCTGTCATTAAATCTAGCAGAATTTTTTCTTGTTGTCTTCAATTCAATTGGTTGACCGTCAATCATTAAGTCACCTTTGCCATCGTCAGCACCCGATGATGCTCCCATGCCGCCAATTCTCTGTGACAATACTGACAGTGCAAACTCACCTGGCCCGATACCGTACTGTACAACTTCATTTAAGTCATTAACTAATTCTGTTATATGTTCGTTTCCTTCCATGCCGTAGCCAACAAATATTTCAGCCATAGTATCAGTTGATGTAGACAACAATGTATCAACTCGAATTAATTTATCTTGTTTCCAGTCCATGAAAAGTTTTGCTCTTTCTGCTGGTGTCATTTCTATACTTGCTACAATCTTTGCAATTTGTTTAATTGCTTTCTTAACATCCTCATCCGGCACTTCGCCTAACATGTTACTTAAACTTTGTATTTTGCCACCAACACCCATATCGTTTAACAGTTGTTCAATGTAGTTAATTAATTTATTAGTTTTGTCATCGTCTGGTAGTTCTTCTAATTTTTTAATTAGATCAGATTTACTTTCGGTTAATCCTGCTTTCTTTTTAATTTCTGGATGTACTTTATTTTGTACAAAGCCTTTGAATATAGTACGCAAATCTGTGTCTGGTCCGCCACCGCTGGCTGCTTCTCTGAATGCTCTAATCATGCTTGGATCAGGAACCACAAAGTATGCTTCCATTTGAGATTTTAAATCACTAGCAAGTAAAGGAACATTTAATAACTGACGTATTTTCTTTACAGGGGAGTTGTCTGGTACAGCACCTTCTGTATATTTTGCTGCTCTGCCTGAGCCAGACTTGTTAGGATGTTCAAAACCTTTGCCTTTCTTTTTCTTTTTACTAGGCGTACCGTAAGTAGTTAATAATGCAGTCATATCTTGTTCTGCTTCAATAGTTTCATTTAACTTTTTCTTAGATACTATTAGTGCTTCGTTTATCTTATTAGCATCAACTTTACTAACTATTTCTAACTGCTTACGCAATGGTAGTTTATTAAAATTCTCAAACATGTTTTTACTCTCTTTTATCTTACTAAAACTAACGTTATATTTGTTAGCAATGTGACGTTGCATTTCTGTATTTACTCTAGCCATATCGCCCACAGAGTATCCGGTTGATCCATATCTAACACTACTAGGAACAAAGCCATACTTCTTTTCAAACGCATCTAATTCTTGTTTCTTTCCATTTAATAACCGCATATTCATGTCTGCACTGCCACGCATTTTACTAATGGCTCGCTCTGTATCTTCGACACTATTTTCGTTAGTTCTACTTCCTTGTGCATGTGCAGGGTGATCAGCGTCTATTAAGTCTGTAGTATCAACTCCGCCTGCTTTGTATGCTTGTACCATTGATGATATTTCATCCCACTGTACAGGATTGCCATTGTTTTCCTTGTTGTATACTAGTGCATTTAGAACATCTTGTTTTGCATTATTACTTGTTTCTAAGTTGTTAATCCATCTTGCTAGTTTTACAGCATTAATGTTTGGATCAGCCATAAACAAGCCAAATCCACCGTCCCACATTTTTTTATAGTTAGGATAATCTTCTTGTGCCATTCGAAGTGCCATTTTATTACTAAGAGTAGATGGATCATTATAACTATCCGAATCCTTTGTATCTAACTCACGTTGCATGTTGTCTGCCCTTTCTACATCATTTTTGTAATCTATTACGGCTTCGTCGTAATCGTATACAGTTCTTTCTACTGCGGTTAACTCTTTGTCAGGTACAACTGTAAACATTTCTGGGTTTAGTATATCACCAGGGTCTTCGCCTGTGGCTTTGTCATCGTTGAATAAATCTAACCCAGCGTCTTTCTGTATGTAATTTCGGTATGTACCAGTCATAAACAGTGCATCGTTATTAGCATCGAAATTAACGTTAAAGTCTGCAACTCTTGCTTTAGCTACGTTTACGTTTAATAGCTTATTAAATCCTTCAGCCCAGTCTATTTCTTTTTGATGTACGGTTGTCGGTGAGTTAGTAAACAATTTTTCTTTTTTCAGCATATCCCAAAGTTCTGCACCCGGAATACCAAAATCTTTAAATCCTTTTCTAAAACCTGCAATTTGTTTTACTTTAGGCTCAGTGCGATTGTTTCCATTTGCTAAGTCACTAATAATCATTGCAAATGCTTTACTAAAGTATTTTTTAGCATGATCTAAATATGCTTGCTGACGTTGACGACTTTGTTGCAATGACTCGTCTTCAGGTGTCTCATCTTCTGCTTCATTTTCTTGAAATAAGTCACCTTGCATGTCTGCTGATGCCATCTGCGTGTAACGTCCTAATGCAGTATACGCCATACCTAAGTATTCTAGTGCATCTTTGTAGGATCGTTTACTTGCTAAATCTTTAAATGCATCTATTACTTTAGCATCAGCAACAGAAGGGTCAATATATGACGATGCATTCTTTACAGTGTCTGGGTCAATTTCGTCTACTGAATTTAGCATACGGAATAATGCTTTAATATAATCTGCTCTGTATGCATCTTTGTCATGTCCTGCTTGCATTACTGCCGCATAACGAATAACCGTTTTAACAATTAAGTCTACATCTTTAGTATAATCTGATCCGCCTGCAACACGAAATTCTATTAGTTTATTTCCTTCGCTGTTTTTCTGTTCCTTGAAGTTGATACTACTAAACTTACCAGAACTAATACCACTGCTTAGTATCTCTTCTAGACCTGCAAGACTCTTTTCAGCCTTTTGATCTTTAGTTAAATCCTCTACATACTTTTTAATTCGTGCCTGTTGGCTTGCTGTATAACTATTATCTGCTCTGTTAAACTGTTTTAACAAGTATTGATCACCTAGCAGTAAAGCCATTTTTAATTTGTTTGTTTCGCCTGAGCCACTGTCAGCCATGCTCATTGTAATGTGTAAACCAGTTGAGCTATTTGTTTCTACGGCGTGTTCTTCGCTCATCCAATCAAACAAACTTTTTATTTCTTTAAGCATGTCTTGCGGTGTATCGTATACAGGACTAATAAGTTCAGAACCTAATCCAGAGCCGTCAATTGAACTATCATCTTCTACACGCCAGTAGGCATTATCAACTGCTGTGCCGCTGTGATATTCTCCTGCTTCAACTTCTGATCTAAAGCTATTCTTATCTGCCCATTGGGTTAAATATTGAGCAACTTCTTCTTGTCCACCGCCTTGCTCATTGTACAAAAATATATCGAGATCACCTAGTAGGGCATTCCAATTCCCTCTGTACTCGTCATCACACCAGGTCTCTGGGTCATGGTTGTCTAGTACGTTACTCCATGCATCATCAAATGCTTCGCCGTTATCTCTAATATCATCTATTAGCCATTCTTCAAATGCGTCATCTTCATTTATTTCAACATATTCTCTAGCCCAGGCATCGTCTTCCCATGATTTGCGTTCTTCGGTCTCTTCGGCAGCGGCTTCGTCAGTGTCTGAGCTGCCTTTGGCTAAATTTGACATAATCATTTCTTTATATTCGTCAACATCGTCCATAGATACTTTATCATCTACATAACGGTCAGTATAGTCTTCATCATCTTTACGGTCGCGTACTAGATCATCTATTATTTCTCTTTCTGCATCGTAGAAATAATCAGTTTCCTGAATCCATTCTCTGAATCCTTCTTCTACTGACTCTACACCGCGATCCCCTTCTTGATCTTCTAGCTTTGAGCTAATATCGTACCAGTTGTTGCCATCTAACCAATCTTCATCTCCATCGGAGCCGGATAAATCATTCCAAACTGTTTCTGCTTCAAATCCACACTTAACCGGAGCACTTAATGCTTGCTTTGCTAAGTCTGGCTTATTAAAGTTTAGTTCAAATATTGGATCACCTTGTTGTATATGCTTCTGTGCTCTGAGTAATCTTTTAATCTTGTTAGATAAGTTATGCTTACGTTTAACATTGTTAGGTAGTTTTGCTTTTTCTGTAACTGGTTCGCCAGCTGACGTTGTAATATCATCGTCAGGATCTAATGTATAAAATTCTTTGTTCTTTTGATTTTGTACAACAACTGCATTTTTGTTTAGACCGTTGTTTACAGGGCTCATTACTTTAACAGTATCGCCTTTGTCGTCTAGGTATTCAAAGTCTTGTGCTAACTCTTTTGCTTTTGATATAATTGGTTCAACCGGTGCTGGTCCATCAGTGTTAGTTTTATTTTGCTGACTGCTAGGACTAACCTGTGGTTTATTTACACCTGACTTCGCCGGCTTAGCGGCTGCTGTTGCTTTAGCAGTTGACCCAGTTTGTTGTTGAGAACTAGGAGTACTAACTCCGCTATTCATTCCGTACTCAGAGATTAACGATTTTATTGTGCGTATATCTTTAGACTTCATATCTTTATTATTACCGCTTATTAAGTGTTTTTAATCGTTTTGCAACTGGATTAAATCTTTTTGTTCTGCGAGCCTTACGAATCATTCGCTTGCCCATTTTGGCTTTTGTTCTTCTAAGCGTCATACGTTTTTTAAGGTCTATCGGCTTTGCACACTGGCTAGAATTTTTTACAACTCTGCCTGCTCTTGGGCCACTAGTGCAACGTACAGCACGTTTGATCTTGTTACCCATTCGACGCCATACCATGCGGGCCTCAACTAATTCGCCGCCTGTTACTTCGTCAAGCTTCATTTTAATAGACTCTGTACTAGTACTGCAATTGTGCCTAACAAGGTAGTAATAGTAACACCGACTATAGCAATAACCCATCCTTCTATTCTATTCAATCGCTGTTTAGTATCTTCTTTAAATTCACGCACTTCTGTAGTAATAGCTTCTATACGAAGCATGTCAGCAATAATATGTGCTTCGATATTTCCAGAATATGCAGGCAATGCATCGGCTGCTATATCTAACTCTGGTTTTGATTTCTTGACCATTTTATAATAAATCCTGTTTAGTGAACTCCATGTTCACAGTAGTTTTTGTATCTATTGTGCCACCATTTAATACAATACCGTTAAGTTCGTCTTGTAATGTAGTAATGCTATGCACACTTTCACGTTCAAAAGCAAATTTAAAAATCCAGCCTGCGCCTGTTATACTTGGAGCGCCGTAACCTTCTAATACGTTAGCACCAACACCATTTAACTCAACTGGTCTATTCATGATAATTGGCATAGCTCTTAATCCAATAACCTGAACAACACTTTCAAAATCCTTCTGCGTTTCATCTGTAAAATCACCAGTATGTGTAATATCTAGTGATGTAAATAGTGTGTAGAATTCTATGTTTCCTGTAACAACTTCTTGGCTGTTCATTGCGCCTGATCTATTCAAAGTCATGTGTGTCTCCTATACACACTATTTATCATCAAACTAATAACATGTATCTAAAAATATTCCGATAGTCAAAAAAAAGCACTCCGAAGAGTGCTTTTAGTGTGCAACTAAGCACGATCCCTAAGGTAGTAAGGAATTAGTTTAGCCTGCGTTAAATGAAATCACTGCTGCCCATGCACAACCAGCTACGCTAAACGCATCCGATGCATCATCAGCAATTGCTGGTCCGCCTTCGTATGCTACGTGAACTGCTGTTGCTACGTCTACTACAAATCCTTCGATTCCAGTAACAGTGTAGTTTTGCACTGTGATTGCTGCTATTAAAGCATCCATCTTCACCTGCGTCATGTTTGTTGAAACTGTTGCTGTTGCAACGTGTAGTTCTCTACCGAAAGCATTTAAGTCTTCAGTAAAACCATGTACTCTTGTTTGTGCCATTTTATCTCTCCAAATTGTTCGGGCCTTGTTGCCCTATGCTAATATTTATCAAATTATACCCAAAAAAAATCCCCACTTAGTGAGGATTTTTAAACATAAACGTTAAATATTAATCAAATGTTGCGATTAATGTAGTTCCGCCGATAGATGGTGTTGCGCCTGCGCCTTGTAAAGCGATGTGACTTCCACTTACTATACCTTCAACTGCTACAACGATGAAGCCTTCTACTTGTGCTTCTGTTACTGCGGCCGCAACTGTTACTGCTGTTACGTCATCTACTTCTAAGATGAATGTTGTTCCTACGAATCCGTTTGCTGCTCTTACTGCTGCGTTTGGGTTTGCTTGTGCCATTGTTATTCTCCTAAATATAATGTAGAGTTAATTTTTACTCTATGTACTTATTTATCATTACACTCATAAAAAAAGGCAGTAAAACTGCCTTTTAATACATAAGTTTATGTAAACTTAGAATGCTGCGTCAGCAATAACGTGTCCTACAATGTCGCCATTTGCTAAGTTATCAGCGCCTTCTACTATCATTTTAACTGTATCTGTTGTTACTGTTCCAACTTTAAGTACTGATAAGTTTAAGTTTTGAACTGAGCTAACTAATGCTGTTAGTTGAGTTGCTGAGATGTTTCCTGATTGCTGTTGGAAAGACTTTAAAAATACGTCCTTGCCGATAAATTCTGCTGCTGCTACTGATCTTCTATCTGTTTGTGCCATGTTAATTCTCCTAAATATAGCGAGCTAATTGCTCTATGCGTATATTTACCTTTTTTTCTTTACTTCCCGACCTTAAATATGTCTGAATTTTTAAAGTTACGCTTTGCTTTTGCTAAACCGCTGCCGACTGCTTTTCTTAAACTTGATTGATCGGTGCCGGCAAGAGGATTAAATCTACTAGTGTTACCTGATCCGGTACCTAATCTATTTGTATTACCTATTTGCCCGCCTACAGTTCCGGTAGGTTGATCAGCTTTTCTTTTCATATCGTTCTTGATTCTAGCCTGAACGCTGTCGTCTGGCTTTGTATCCGGTTTAGCATTTTTAACCGTGTCAATTTGTTCATCAGACATACCAGTATATATTACTTTAAAGTCTGGGTATCTTTGTTTTACAGCAAACTTTAATGCCATACCCGGGCTCCATTTAGGTCTTTTAATATAACCTACTGCTAATGCAACAACACTTGATTTGTCTAACATTATGAATTGGGGTAGTTTTGGATTTCCATACTCGTCATCAAATTCCTGTCCTAATCTATCTCTTAGTTCAGCATCGTTTTCTAAAAGAATAATTTCATTTATCTTCATTTCTTTTTCCTGCCAGCTGCCCAATAGCCTGCAATTGCACCTATACCTGTGCCTGCTTTTTTAAGTGTATCTGGTTTATTTTTTGCAAGTTTTGTTAGTTTCTTAGCGGCATATCTTCCTGCAACTGCACCAAGAGCTGCACCACCAACTTTTTTTGCAAAACTAGTTCTAGGTACACTGTATGCTGGCTCAGAAGTAAATGCTTTGTATTTAACCATAGCTGTCATTGGACTTATAAGTTCACTGCCTCTACCTAAATAACGCATTGTTTGTAATAGTTTAGTTACAACTAATTGTCTACTTGAAAATTTTAAGTTACCCCAGTCAGTGATATATCTACGGTATTGTTTAAATTTAGAATCTTTAATCTTAAGTTGTGATTCTAATCTAAAGAAGTAGCCCACTGCTTCGTTTTTTCTATCTGATCCATTTGCTATCTTTTTCATAAACATAAAGTGCTTACGACTATCAAAGTTTAATCCTTGTAGGAAAGAAACACTCGACATTCTATTCTTTAAACTTATTTTATCACTCTTGGGTTGATTTAGCATGTATCCTAGTAGATATAAATCAGTAGCACTTGTTCTAAAAGTATTGTAACCACCGTATTGGGTAGTTTGCTTTGCATAGTTACTTGCATACCTATGTTGTACATCATCTTGCACCATTAAATATAATGCAATAGTGTTGAGATATAGCAAGTCAGCAACGTCTCTACCTGTGAGTTGGCGCATGTTACCAGAAGATCTGTACAATCTACTTTCTGATATTTCTTGATCTATAAATTCAAATTCCATTATGATGTAGGTTTTCCTGTTCCAAAGTTTAATCTACTAAACTCCATTCTATCAACTAGTTTAAGAGCGTTGCCTATTCGATCAATTGCAACAAACCCTTCTCCGCTTGTGGCTTTAAATCCTTCACCATCTGCAGCAAACGTTTGTGTGCTTTGTAATTTTCCTAACTTGTCTATGATTACAAGTTTTGCTTTAATTAACATCAAGTATAAATCATACACTGCTGTTATTTCTTTAGCATGTTGTTTAATAAATGCTACAGTTTTAACCATGCTATCAGTTTTGGCATCTTTAGTCTTTTGCATTTTTACTTTGTCAATTTCTTTTGTAGACTTGTCAATCCATTTTACAACAAATTCTTTTGCTAAACTTTCAGGGGAGCCAAAGTCTCCTGCTCTAATCTTATTATTTACTGTGGCTTTTAGTTGTTGTAAGAAATCTTTGCCTACTAAGTCGTTGCCTTTCTCTAACCAATTAAATACTTCTCCACTAATTTGTTTAGTGTAAGTGTCAGCGGCTTTGATAGTTGCTAGTACTTCTGCTGATTCTTGAGCAGTCATTGTTACTGTACCTGATACATCTTTGATGTTTGCATCAGTTTGCCAAACACCGGCATTACTGCCATCACCTAATCTAGATGAATCAAATCCAAATGTTGCTGTTGTATCTGCTAGTGTTGGGCCGCCTGCATATTCTGTGTGCCATACTATACCAATTTCAGCTGCCAACATTTGCTTTGCTAAGTCGCTGTCCTTTGGTAAAGCATAAGCAAGAGTGTTAGGCTTAAAATATATAAGTGCTTCGCCATCATGATTTAATTCTTTGATGTCGCCTTTCATAAACATCATGTCGCCTTGTGCAACTGTGTCCCACTGTAGTTTACCTAACGTTCTAAGTGCTACTTTTAATTTTTTTCGTAAGCCGCTACCTTCTTTCCCGGCTTGGTCTGCGTGGTAGTTATCAATGTCTTCGTCTGTGAAGTTAAGTTTTGCTTTTCCTGCAAACACACCCTTAGTACCTACAAAGAATTTACCAGTTTGCGGATCTTTTCCGCATACTAATGCAGGCGAACCGTCCCACTTAACTGTCATATCAAACGCACCCTTTGCTGAGCCTTCTAACATTTGATGTAAACTGTACAAATAGTCCACTGCTTCTTTAGCACCTTGATAACCTTTGTTGAAAATGTTATCTTCTAGATGTTCCATGTGGGTGTTCTTGCCGTCTGCTTCTAGCATTAAGCTCTCACTTAATATTCTAGTAACTAGGGGTTTAGATATTTCTATAAATCGCATTATATACCTGCTAACTTTTTCATTTCTGACATTTGAACAACGTCAGTTGGTATTAGCATAACATGTGATGTTACACTTTCTGATATTAATACTTCATATCCTATGTCTGCCCAAGTAAGTCCTGCATGTTCTAGTATAGAACACATGTGTTCGTATGCTTCTGCTCTCATACTTCTTGCCATCTTAACAAAGTTTGCGTATGCTTGTGGATCTGTTTTTGCTAGGCCACCTCGTTTCATTGCAGGTGCGGCTGATTGGATAAAGTTATCTGCATCATATCCTTTAGTTTTTAGTTCACTTAATTTAGCAACCAATGCTTTTGCAGATGCTAAGTCACCTTGTAGTGTCTTAGATTGTAATGCTTTTAGTTCTGCTGTAGTAGGACCTGGTACTGGTTTAAGTTGTGCTGGTTGTTCACCTGCTTGTGGCTGTGCTGGTGTTACTGGTTCTGCTGGTGTTCCTGGTGT